ACTACGGTCTTTACTATAATCTCCTTTTAATCCTGTGTGTTGAGCATTAGATCTAAAATCTCCTTGTGGGCCTGGACCTTTGTCTTCAGGAGATAGTTGTCCTCCTCCCGTTCCTGTATGACCACCCTTACCATCACTCTCGACTCCACCTCCATCTCCAGCACCTTGTAATGACATAATTCCACCCGGACCTCTATTAGGTTCCCCGTTTAATGATCCGTATAAATCTGCATCTAGTAAAATTTTTTGTTCTCTTGGAGTAATGTAAGCTAGTTCTGCTACAACGTGATCGGGAGAAGACAACCATTTTTTAGGCACCGTAACATTTTCTTGTTCACCGATATAATTTTTAATACCTGCACTAATAATAGCTTTAGATTTTTTTTGTTGAGCTTTAGTTAATCTTTGATCTTTATAACTAATTTTTTTATACATATCTACATGCCCCTATTGTATAGACCCATCAGCCCGCCGTTGGCTCTCATTTGAACTCGTTCTTGCATATTAACATCAGCGATTCCGCCACCCGGCATTTGTTCTTGCATGTTAACATTCTCAGACATCATCTCAGATCCTGGTCCGGCTCCGCCTGCGTCTGCTTGCATCTGTTGAATAATTTGTTTCCATATACCGCTTTCAAAAAAAGCATCAAAGCTACCGAACTGAACTTTTTGTTCTTGTTCCATTTGTGACCATATTTGAGCGGCCATTTCTTTGCCTTGCATATCTTCTCCACGACCCATTTGAACATCACCTTGTTTATAGTTAATGCTTGGTGCTCCTGCGTCTATAGATTCATTCATTGAAATTTTTTCTTCCATCATAATACTATCCTTTTACTTTGTTTTTCCTATTAAATCAAGAGATGGCATTATAACATTTACATCTTGAGCCATGTCTTCTGCTTTAAAACCTTTAGCTTCCCAGTCTTTTCTTTCCTTAAAAAGCTCTCCTGTTTCCTTGTGTCTGTACGTAGTCTCTACCTTAGCTTGTAGTATTTCCATTATGTTGTTACCTCTTTTTTGATGTTTAAATAACTAATAGCCACGTCAAAAGAACTTGCGTTACTTGACTGTACTTTAAAAGGTGTACCACCTTCAATTATTAAAGGTTGAATTAATAATTCTGTTGTAATATTAGCTGTTAATGCTGCAGATTTAATAGCTGTAAGACTGTTGTTGGTAACTGTAACTGTAGGCGTACCCGCTGATGTAACTAATATTGATTTAATAACATAAGTCTCACTAACCAAAGGGTTACCAGCGCCTAGTGGTGTAAGTGCATTACCTGTTGTATCATTATCTATACCTTTAAATTTGTATTGGTTTACTACTGCCATTAATTTAAAAAGAAGCTTCTAGCTTCTATCTCCTGTTTTAATTCTTCTTGAAAAGTACTATTTAATTTTTCAATAACACCATCTAAATCCCTAACTAAAGATTGTGATATATCTTGATCATATTCTTCACTTGCTCTAGTTAAAGTTTGTACTATTTTAGCCATTAGCGTCTTCCTCCAGCTTGTATATCTAACCTAAAAGTACCTAGTTTCCAACTAGTATCCACAGCTGTGTTTGATATAGTTAAAGCTATAGCTCTACCCCTAGCTCTTGTGTCTACTTTTGTAGTAGTTGGTGTTAAAGTAAAAGGCCCCAATGGTGAACTTGCTGCAGTATCATTAGGATAATCTCTAACTTCTAATTGTGCAAATACATTATTTTGTTGTAAGATAAAATCAGGAACAATTCTACTAATTCTCATAATATTTTCTCCATCACCTCTAAGGTCAGCCATGTTAGTAGCAGCACCTTTAACAATTTTTTGTGTAATATCATAATCACCAGAAGTAATATTAGCTGGAATTGCAACAGGAGAGGCCCCTGCTTCTAATTGATTAACTCCTATTTCGTGTTCAAAATATGTTGAGACACCTTCGGTGTTTCCAATAACATCAAACGATGTATCGTCACTGGCATTGTATTTAGTTGCATGTGGTAAACCAAAAACAGCAGAATCTTGCCAAGTAGTTCTTGAAAATAATGAACTTGCATTTGTAAACCATATAGGTCTTTTAGCGGTTGAATCTAAATAACTATATGTAACTGATCTACTATTTAAATTAGAAGTAGCAGTTGGATAAAACCAAGTAATTTCTCCAAACAAGTTATTAATACCACAGTACACTAATTGATTAGAAGTTGTATTAAGATCATCATAAACATAATCTTCAACTAAACAATCCATTGATTGTAGTTTACCGGCAAACCTAAAAAAACCATTGTCAGACATCCAGTAAGCAGCACCATCAACTTCAACAGCTGCATTCTGCCCTATTAATCCACAGTTAGTTCCAACTTGTTCATAGGCAAAAGTAAAAGGAGTTCCAACAAATCTCATAGTAAATAAAGAAGTATCACTCCAAATGTAAATTGCATTTCTACCAAGTTTAGCGCCCATGATCCGTGATCCGGCGGCCAGTCTTTGTGTACCAGCACTGTTAATTGCTGTTGGTATGTAGTCTTCTATATTTTCTTGAGACGAAAATCTTATAAACATATCATCTTGAGTATCTTTATCTCCAATAGTTGTTTCAGTTCCAAAAAATACTAAGTGACGATCTGGAGTAGAGACTAACATATCACGTGACGCTGTTGGTGCACCAGGAATAATTACTGCTCTAATATTTGTTGCATTAGTTGCATCTGCATTCCATTTAAAACATTCACCATTATGAATTAATGCAATAAGAGTTGTACCCAAGTTGTCCAAGGACCATAGACCTGGATCAATTACTGAATCGGTATTAGCTGAAGGTGAACCCCAACCTGTAAAAGCAGATGTGTTAGTTACTGTTGCTCCGTTCGAATGAGTTGCTGCTGTTGTTCCTCTGGCTCCTCTGCCAATTCCTGTTATTTTATTTCCTGTAATACCCGTGTAAGATATTTCTTCGGTCCCTATTAAAATATGATTTGTACCTGTAGAAGGAAATCCCGACGTACTTGTTAATGTAATCTCTGTGCCAGAACCATTGTTTCCTCCAGTTGTTGCAGCGATTGCTCCGTTTAAAGTGGTAGTGATAGCCCCTAAAAAATTACCTCCAAATAAAGATATACCCCAACCAAATGCTCCTAGTTGTTCTGCAGGCCCTACATGATAGTATTGATAATATTTAATTCCACCCGATGTTGTTGCACCCGAACCTGTTTCATTAGTAGGCATTGTAATTGTAATAGTAGTGGGTGAAGGCACACTAGTTATCATAAATTTTTTATCATTGAAATCTGCAGCACCGTAATTAGAATTTGTAATTGTACTAAAGTCACTAAATAAAACAATATCTGAAACTTGAAAACTATGTGCTGTTGGAAATGTTATAGTAACGGTGGGTGATCCGTTAGTCGTGCTAAATGCATTTGTAAGTGCTGTACCTGTTGGATTAACTAAAGGGTGAATGTCATAATAAACTCCACCTGAATAAACATATAAAATTTTATTAGTTCCTATAGCTGCGTATTTAATAGAAGCTGTGCTAACAAAATGATGTAAACCTCTGGCTGCTCCAGTAAGTTTTGATGCGCCTAATTGGTTCCAACCTCCTATTTTTTCAGGAGTACCATATCTAAAACGTACGTTCTCACCATCTACCCATTGGCTTTCAGCCCCGGTTTCGGTGACTTGTTTATTAAATCCTGGTAAAAATCCTAGTTTTTGTAGCATAAATTAATCCCCAGTTTAAAATATACTAGATTACTAGTTATTTCAACATGTCTTATTGGTAGAGATTAAATGTACTATGATGCTGTGTATGCTTTACCAGCAGTGATCGCAGAATTAGAAGCAGTCATACTCTCATTAGTCCAGTAATCTTTAGCAACCATAAGTTCTAGGTGTTCAACATTTCTGTCAACAGCTGATTGTTTATCAGCAGCTTCATCGTCTGCCATTTGTGTTCCAGCAATAACTTCATTAATTAAAGTTACTGAATGTCCCATAGCTGTGTAATCTTGTGCTATATCTTCTGCAGTTTTTACG